TTGTGATGATATCAAGAAAGCCTGATTAGCGTTTGCTGTCTGTGTGCCAGACGCTGTGCCGTCACCTGCTCCGTTTTGTTTGTCTTGACCAGATGCTATTATAATAAGTGGAGTTGTACCTGCATCTGATGGTACGTAGAAACTTTCATCTATTACTGAAACGTTTACTCCTGGACTAGTTAATGTTGCCATATGTTTTTTCTCCTTGCAAGGTTCGTTATTGCTATTTATAGTGAATACGGTAAAATACGTCATAACTGTGGCTATTTTAGGTACCTATATAGGGCACGTAAATACAACTAATGAAAAGACCTTTATGCAAAACCTGTAGAAACAAGCCTAGAGCGTATGCCTATAAAAAAGGCAAAACTATCTATTGGCGAAGCCAATGTGATACATGCATTAGAAAGAAAAACAAACTCAAAACAGGTTATGCGGCCAAATGGTACAAAGCCGGATATAGAAAGAAAAAAAGATGTGAATTGTGCGGCTTTAAACAAGCATCATCTGCACAAATGGATGTTTATCATGTTGATGGCAACAGAGCAAACATATCTGCTTACAATCTCAAAACAATTTGTGCAAACTGTCAGCGTTTAAAATCTACGCAGAATCTCGGTTGGTCTCTTGGTGATTTGGAAGTAGATGATTAGTCATATCATAGATCTGTTTGTGTAGAGATTCGATTGTGTCTGTGTTTTCCAGCACATAATCATAGTCACAGCCAATCCAATCCCATTCGGATCTATGAGCACCTGAATCTATCATTTGTTGTTTGTTAGGCATAGTTGTACGTTTCACCAACACAATTTTACCGCCTTGTGCTCTAATCTGTTTTATTTCGTTTACAAATCTTGTATCTGATATCACAGTGTTTTTGCCAGCATATCTTGCCATACAGGAGTCGACCCAAATACTATCAAGCATATTACCTCTACAGACTTCTGTACCAAAATATTGAAGTACCCATCTTGGAGTTGTGGGTTTTCCGAATTTATTACTCCAAAATTTATCAGGCTGTTCTCTCCATGCTCTCGATTCTTTAGTGTCGCCTTCTAGCATTTCTCTACTCCAACCAAATATGTTTGAAACAGCATCTTTTAAACTTTTTGCAAATGAATCCTGAATAAAGCCATGGTGAGACACCAGCCTATTGGCCACTGTGTCTTTGCCAGAGCCTATTAATCCTACTAAACCTATCAACATAAGTTTTAGTATATTAACAGTTTTTTATTCTTTTTTCAAGTTCTTTCTTGATTTCTCTTACAGCATTTAACATATGATATGTTATACTCCAATTGGGTCCTGCTTTTAATAGGATTTCAAATGCTATTGTCAATTGTTTCAGTTGTGTGTAAGATAATTTGGATAGAGTTTTGAAGTATTTTTTTTGTGCCATAATTTGTGCCTTTTGTTTGCCTGTTTAACAATTGTACTTATTATTTTATTAGATTGAATTAACCTATAACAAAACTATGAGGTGTGCCGCCTTCTGCAAAGTTTCCAACATCTGCATCAAGTCTTTCCATTTCAGCAAAGCCTTGTTGTTTTAGTTGGTCACCGTTTAGAGTTGTTCCGCCCTGCGGTCCAGCAATAGTGTTGAATTTACCTCTTGCTTCACCCAGCATGGTTTTACATACTGCTAGTGTGTAGTCTCTGATCCACGGTTTAGAATAGATATCTTTTAACAAAGTAATATCTGGTCTAAAGTTGTCAGTATGCATTAATACTGTTTCGTTATCTGCTCTGGGTCTTTGTGTGATTGTCAATTGTTTTGTGGCCACATCAAAATGAAACTGAATAAAAGATCCAAACAGTTTGCCCACTAATTCTTGATAACTTGCAAAAGCATAATAGGTTGCAAGACCACCTGTGGCACCTGCTCTAAGCAGGTATGTGTTGGTATAAGCCAGATTAAATGGTTCAAACAAAGTTCCACCTTCACCGCCTTCTGTTCTAGATCCCACAGTTCTTCTAAACAATTTTCTTACGTTGATAATTTCATCAGGTAAAATGTATTTGTTTTGATTTTCTGTTAGAGTCAAAAAAGCATAAGATTCCTCCACAGCATTTGATGATTTTTGTCTGTATCTGTTTATTGCTCTTTCTAGTGCAGTTTCATAGTGTTTAGGATCAAGTTCAACCTCAATCATACCTTCGCCTAGGTTGTTTTTGACATAGTCAAACACTTCTTGTTGCATGGTTTGTAGTTCTGACATAGTGATATTTATTGCCTTTAGCCTAACAATAAATATGTGTAATGCCTAGACTATCAATTTTTAAGCCTGAAAAGGGGAATGACTACAAGTTTTTTGATCGAAACATCAAAGAGATGTTCACTGTTGGGGGTACGGATTTACACCTACACAAATACCTAGGACCGCACAAACAGGGTGATACAAACAAAGACGGTGAGGCATCACCTACTCAACCCAATTATGCACCTAGTGAAATCAATGAAAGAACCATACAAGATCTTTTATTTTTAGAAAACAGAGACAGAAAATATGCTGATGACATTTACTCAATCAGAGGCATTTACAATGTGCAAGATATTGACTTTAATTTAAGCCAGTTTGGAATGTTTTTACAAAACGATACGCTATTTTTGACTGTGCATTTGAATGATTGTGTGGAAAGAATAGGCAGAAAAATTATGTCAGGTGATGTTATAGAATTTCCGCATATGAAAGATGATTTCAGTTTGGACGCTAGTATTCCAATTGCACTTAAAAGATATTACGTTGTAGAAGATGTTAATAGAGCCGCAGAAGGATTTTCACAAACTTGGTGGCCGCATTTGTTAAGGGTAAAACTTAAAACTTTAGTAGACTCTCAAGAATTCAGAGATGTTATCGGAGATGCAGATTCAACTGGATCATTAGCAAGTTACATGAGTACATTCAACAAAGAAAAAGAAATAAATGATCAAGTTGTTGCACAGGCAGAAGCAGACGCTCCAAAATCTGGATTCAATTATAAACAATACTATGTGGCTCCAATTGATGAAAGAGGAAACATAAGAACAGAAAACGTTAATACAGAAGAACAACGTGCAAGTTCAGATAGAACTGTTAATGCAGTTTTAGATACTCCTGCTTCTAGTCACTATGGATTTTATTTGGACGGAGATGGAGTTGCACCAAATGGTTATCCTGCAGGTTTTGGCACAAGTTTTCCTAACAGCAACGTTGACAAGGGTGACTATTTCTTGAGAACAGACTTCTTACCTAACAGATTATTTAGATATGATGGTTTACGTTGGGTAAAAATAGAAGATAATGTAAGAATTACTAAGACTAACACTGATAGCCGTGCTAATTACAAAACAAAATTTGTTAATCAATCAGGCACTACAACTATTAACGGTTTAACTGTAGAACAAAGACAAGCATTAACAGATGCATTGAAACCAAAGGCTGACAATTAATGCTACATTTTTACGAAGGACAGATTAGAAAATTCCTTACACAATTTATAAGAATTTTAAGTAATTTTTCTGTTGAAACTGGCAAAGATGCTTCTAACAATATAAAATTAAGAGCCATCCCTGTGATGTACGGAGATCTCACAAGGCAAGTTGCAAACATCATTAGAAACAATTCAGAAAATGCCTTGCAGTATGCTCCAAGAATGAGTGCTTACGTAACATCTCTAGATTATGACAGAGAAAGAATGCAAAATCCGTATCATATTGAAAAACAACATTTAAAAGAAAGACAGTATGATGAAGCAACTGGTGAATACACAGATAAACTAGGTGCAGGTTATACAGTTGAAAAAGTAATGCCATCTCCGTTTAGATTAAATGTTGCTTGTGATATTTTTACATCAAATACAGATCAAAAACTACAAATCTTAGAACAAATTTTGTATCTTTTCAATCCAGATTTTGAAATACAAAAATCAGACAACTATATTGACTGGACCAGTCTAAGTTATGTGGAACTAACAGATATAACATTTAGTTCAAGAACAATACCAGTTGGTGCTGATACCGAAATTGACGTTGCCAGTATTAAATTTAGCATGCCAATATGGTTAAGTCCTCCAGTGAAAATTTCAAAACTTGGTGTTGTACAAAAAATTATCATGAGCATTTATGACGATGACGGTGGTATTGCAAAAGGATTAATAGATGGAGATTTAATATCTAGAAGTTATATTACACCTAATAATTTTAATTTACTTTTGACAGGAAATCAATTGAGGCTTATTGGTTCAACAGGTACAAATGTAAAAAGCGGTGGTGACGGATTTTATACAGGTGCTAAAGAACCAAGCACATTTGATCCATTAGAACCTTTTGGTCCTCCAGTAAATTGGAATGTATTGCTGAATCAATATGGCAAAATTACAAATGGAACAAGTCAAATAAAACTTACACAAGAAGGTGGAAACGAAATAGTTGGAACCATTTCTACGACACCTTTAGATGAAACAATTTTGCTGTTTAATATAGATACAGACACTATTCCTGCAAACACTCTCACAAATATATTGAAAGTAATCAATCCTTTAACTTTTAATCCAACCAGTCCAAGCAACGGGGATAGGTATCTTATTACTGATGACATAGGAGATTCAACAAACACATTTGACGCCAGTGCTTGGGGCAATCTAAGAGCAAGTGTTAATGATATTATCCAGTATAATAGTAGCACAGGCAAATGGGGTGTTGTTTTTGATGCCAGTAATCCAGATTCTACGCAACACTATGTTACTAACAGCAACACAGGTATACAATACAGATTCAATGGAACCAGTTGGGTAAAAAGTTACGAAGGCATATACACTGCTGGCAGATGGACAATGGTTTTACCAGGTGGATCTACACAGTACAATGTGGATACAGATGTGAATCAATCAGGTTCAGGCGCTGACGGCACTTTCCCAAATAATTAATATTAATGAACAACAATATAATATGCTCGGGAGCATTGTTCTATGCCACCAGCACTAAAAGATTTTTATTTTTACAAAGAAATGATCCAAAAACCAAAGGCAGTTGGGGTTTGGTCGGAGGCCGAGCAAGATACTCAGAAAGTGCATTCGAAGGTTTAAAAAGAGAAATAAACGAAGAAGTTGGAGAAATTGCTAAATTTAAAAAAGTTATTCCTTTAGAACTTTTTACTTCAAATGATCAAAAGTTTTATTTCAACACTTATGTTATTGCAATAGAATCTGAATTTATACCAAAACTAAACGGAGAACATTCAGGCTACTGTTGGACTGCTTTTGAATGTTGGCCAAAAAATCTGCATGCAGGTTTAAGAAATACCCTCAACAACAAATCTATCAAAGGCAAACTTCAAACCATTTTAGATTTATTAACCTAAAAAAAAAGGGCGACATTTCTGCCACCCTTTTTTAACTACTTAGGAAGTGTAATTACTTATTAGTTGTTGGTTCTCACCACACAATTTACCAATCCAATATCATCGGTGGTCTTGTTTTCAAGAGCTCTACCAATTACGTGGAAAGGGTTGATTGAGTCAGTGTTGGAAACTGCTCTCGCAGTGCCTTGTACATTTGATGATACCAATCTTTGTCCTTTGCTAACTTGTCCTGTAACTCTTACTGGAGTTCTACCAGTCATTGCCACAAAAGGGTGTGATTCATTGTTACCTGCACCTGTGTTCATTGCATAGGCTGGTTTTGTTGAAATTACACCAAACACTGTGTCAGTCATTTCTGAATCAGTTTCTGTAATTTCTTGTGTGCCACCTAACATCACTACTGCACCTTCGGCCATTGGAGCATCTGCCGCAAATCGCTCCGCAACGTCCGCGTATTGAGCTGATGTTGACAAAGCGTGTACTACGTTTGCTCTTATGTCTACAAGGTCATCTGTTCCTGGCGCTAAGGTTCCTGATCTTTCTCTAGCAAAAGCAGTGAAAGCACCACCCACGTTGCCGTGAATTGTAGTACCGTCGTCTGCAAATGATTCATCCCAGGCCCAAAGAAGTGCTTTCTCTATGGCAGTTGATCCTTCACCTCTGTTTACTTGTATACCAGAAATTGTTGGAGTACTTGTGTTTGCAGATATATTTCTGTTAACTTCGATCAAGTTGTCTTCCACAGATAGTGTTGTGGTGTTCAAAATTGTTTCTGTTCCGTCAACTGTTAAATTTCCGTGTATTCTTACACCAGTATCGTCCACAGTCAATTCTATATTACTGTTTGCAGTTACTACAAGTTTTCCTGTGGCACCTGAGCCTGAAACAGTGGCGTTGGTCGCGTTACTGTCTGTGCTTATTGCTGTTGTTGATACTCCAGATATCTGGTCATCAACATATTTTTTATTGGCCAATTTTGCATTAGCATTAGGTGCCGTTTCGTTGTCCAATGTTATTGAACTCACGCCTGTTATAGCATTTGATGATGCTGTGGCTGTGATATCGCCTACTTCTAATCCGTTATTGACTCTAAAGTTTCTTGTTGTCATGGTTCCATATCTCCCGCATGATTGTTGATATTATGTAAAACAATATTTTACAGGATTATTTATCCTGCTCTGCAGTTGATACGGTAGCCATTAACTACTGTTGATCCACCCGATGTTGATGTAGCAGACAATTGATATGTGTTGTGTGCGGTTGTGGAAAATGCACTTGTAAATTCTAACTGTGTTGTGTCTTTTGTAGAAACAAAAGGGCCCTGGACCACACTGGCAATTGTATAACTGGCAGAAGCATATATTTCTTGCACACTGTAGGCACCCTCTGAAGCATTTTTTCCAACAATGTAGTATACAGCACCATTTACAGAATCTATATCAAAAGTATCTAGTGCAGTCGATGATGAACTTATTGTGGTAGCACCAAAAACTTTTTGATTGCTGTTTGAAGCCGCTGTCATGTTATCAGACAGAAGAATTTTATGTATTGTAAAATTTAAATTTGGTTCAAAACCCGCCGCTGACAAAACAACATTGTCTCCGCTTATTGCGGCAGTAAGTGTTGCTAACTGATTACTACCGCTAAATGTATCACTATATGTAGTAATAAATGCGTTTGTACCATCATGCACAACAAGTGCTTCAACAGTCTGTGTTTCTGTTTTTGAATCATTATCAATTAAAATAAAATATTTTGCCGCTCTATAAGTTGCATGGGCAAAAGTATCAATACTTTCAGACGCGGAATCAACATCCGTGTTACTTGTAGTCACAGTATTTCCTCTTGTGGCGTCTGATGTGTTAGCAGTAGATAAAGGAATTCTATACATACTGATTTTTGTATCTGCTGATGGTCCTGCCATTTTGACTCTTACAATATCGTTTGAACTGTCTGCAGACACCGTCGGCATGTTATTGCTGGTGTGGGTACCACCGCCTCTAATACCGCCAACAAAAGGTCCGGTATTGTTATGACACACTGTAAAGTTCATTGATGATATTCGATCATTAGTTTCGTCATTTACCACAGCAAAATAGTATACACCGTCTGTTACTGCTTCAGCAAATGAATCTACAGTTTTAGCACTTGTACCAATTGATCTATTGTTGGCTACAATTGCTAATCCATCATCAGTAACACTGCTTGATATTGTGTCAAAACTCAATGAGCCTGCACCGTCTGTGACCAGTGCTTGGCCAGAAGTACCATCTGCTGTTGGTAGGTTAAATGTTGTACCACCTGAAGTTAT